GGAAGAGGTGACAGCCGCTGGTGTTTCTACGTCACCAAGTGTTCGTACTACAGAACCTGTTACTCGTAAAGAACACAAGACTGCTATTGATGATCTTCAAACAAAGATAACAGAGCTTCACAAAGAAGCTACTACTGCTATGGCAGAACAGAATGATGCTCGTGTTGTTGAGGCTGACAAACAAATAGCAGAACTAAAAGCACAACAAGATAAGCTTAAAACAGATATGCCTGCTGTTAAGTTTGCTGACATGTCTGCCCCTACTTGGAAAGAGTTGCATGACCATTTATGGGGTGCTAACAATATGGGTGAAGCCTTTGATCGCATATTATCGGTTAAAGGTCTAGGTAGTTATGCTGAACGCTTGTTAATTAAGGGTCTTAATGAGTCTGAGTTTGTTAGAAGTTCTGGCTTAAGCTTTACTAACAAACGCATTAAATACATTGACAAGCAGGGTGTTGAAAAACAAGATGCAGTTGGCTTATATACAGGTGGAGAACAACATCATGTAGAAATAGGTAAGGACATAAACCTAGCTGACTTTGCTCACGAAGGTATGCACGCTGGTACACAGCGTTTACTTATTGAAGAAAAGAGCACTGCTGCTATTCAAATGAAGGCTTTGTTTGATAAATACAAAGCTTCTCACGGTGATGCAAGCTACGGGTTTAATGACGTCCACGAGTTTGTTGCTGAAGCATTTACAAACAAAGAGTTTCAAGAACTGTTAAAAGCTATTCCTGTTGGACAACAACCTAAGAATGTTGCTAATAACGCATGGGGTACTTTTAAAGAAATAGTTCGTTTGGGTCTTGGTATTCCTGAAGGTGCTAGGACTGCTCTTGATGAAGTCATGGACAAGGGTGTGTCTATGATTAAGCATTCGGGAGGATTTACTAAACGTGCTGACAGAGACAGTCTAATGTCTCCTTCTGTATTTAAAGAAGGTTTGTCTAAAGAAGCTCCTGAAGTTGTAGAAGCTATAGACAAGGTTGATCCTCGGTCTATGCCTGACAAAGAGGCCATGTATGAACATGCAGCTAATATCCAAGAGAAGTTTGGTAAAGACCAAGCTCTTAAATTTGTAGAGGATTACAACAAGAGCCAAGCAGAGCGCTCTATTCCTGTTCCACACAACGAACAAGGGCTAGATGACGCACTACATAAAGTAGCTACCTTTGAAACTAAGGATAGGTCTGAACTAACTACTTGGTACAAAAAAGCAACAGAATCTGGTGTAACTAAAAAACAGTTGGAAGACTGGTTCTTGATGCGTGAGCGTGGTGAAGAGCTTCCTCCTGAAGCTAAAGCTTTGCATGAAGCTGGTGATAAAGAGTTGGCTGCTTTGGTTAAAAAGATTAAGGCTATGGGTGGTGATATTGGAGATGAGTTTCTTACTGGTCAATCTCGTGTCCGTGTCTTTGGTGGTGTTACTAATAACTGGCGTGAGATGCTTAGGGAGTTTTTTGCTAACAAGACTCCTATGGGTGAGAAGATGGCTGACCAAGCTAACTCAGCTATGGAACGAAGTGTGTTTGGTTTAAAGACTTGGACTGGGGATAAAGATGTTAAGGGGGCAGTTTTAAAAGATACAAATCGTGTTATTGAGTTGCATAAGCACCCAGAGGACACCCTATATTCTTATCAAGACGAAAAAGGCAATTGGAAAAAAGTTCAAGTAAAACAAGGTACTTCAATTTGGGAATGGAAAGATGGTAAGAAGACCATGATTGGTCATTCTAAAGACTTAGAATTAAAACGAGGTAGCTCTATTGAGCTAAAAGTACCCGATGAAAAATCAACTGGTTTAGAGTTCGGTGCTGAAAAACGCGTTATTAAAAGCCAAGCAGTTGTTGCTGATGGCAAAGTACCTGACATTGAAAAGCACGCTCCCTATAGGTACTTAAAAGACTCTCTTGCTTCTCAAGCTGTTGCTTTGATGGGCTTGCGTAAGATGTCTCGTGACTTGGAATTGATGAACAATCTTACTAAGTCTGATTTGTTTAAAGCTGTTGGTCATGCTCCTGATGCTCCCCTTAAAGACTTGCCTAAAGGCTGGAAAATACCTGACAACATTGACAAGATACCCCAGTTAAGAGGCTGGCATTTTGATCCTAAGACCGCAGCAATCATTGAAGATTTTGCTAAGGTTTGGGACAACACTATGTGGATGAAGCTAAGCAATCAGATTGTTAAAAACATGATGCTTAACCCTATCCCCCACATGTTCAATGAGGTAATGCACTTGTGGAATGCTCGTGGTTTTACTGGTTGGTTGCCCGGTACGGGTGGTCTGTCCCGTCTTAAAGAAACTGGCAGACAAGCTTGGAGAGACGTTGGAGACCAAACTAAGTTCTATCGTGATCTTATGCGTGAAGGCGGTTCTCTTCTTGGCGCTGATCCTAGGAACAAATTGTTTGATCAAATGATTATGGATGAGGGTAAGAAGTACATGGAAGACCCTGCTACTAAAAGAAGCATGGGACAACTAGCTAAGAAACTAGGTACCTCTGTTGGTGACTTGTACAATGGTATTTCTTCTGCTTCTCAAAAAGCAATGTGGTTTACTCGTGATGTTATGTACGTGCAATACATTCGAGAGATTATGAAATTAAATCCAGAGATGTCTATGAAGGATGCTATTGCTAAGGGTGAGCAGCACATGCCCAACTATCGTATGCCTTCAGAGGTACTTGGTAGCCGTGGTCTAGCTAAGACTCTTAAGAATCCAAACATTTCTATGTTTTCTAGGTATCACTATGGCATGGTGAAGTCTTTGGTCAACACTGTCAAGGATATTGATCCTAGAAATTTAAGGACTCCTGAAGGTCGTAAACATTTTCGTGAAGGTGTGGACTCAACGCTGGCTATTGGGGTTGCTATGGGGGTTCTATATCCTTTGATGGACACAATGGCTGAAGCTATGTTTGGCGAAGGTGCTGAGCAACGTAGAGCAGGCCCGTATCACTTACTTAAAGCTGGTATAGATGTAGCTGAAGGTAAAAAGGATGCTTCTGCTTTAATCTGGCCTGTGTTTACTTTTAATCCAGCTCTGTTGTCTTTGGGTCAACTTGCTTTTAACAAAAACATTTTTACTGGTAAGGCTATTTATCATCCACAAGACCCTATGGGGGATATTGCTAGTGACGTTGGTACGTATGCTGCTAAACAAGTTCCACAAGTCCCCGGTATTATGGGTGCTGTACAAGATGAAGGTGGTGCTAGTAACTTACTTGCTAAACAACTGGACATTAAAGCTAAAACTGAGCGTCAAAAAGCTCGTGAAAAGAGAGCTATAGAATACGGTCAACGTGACGCTAAAAATCGTGCTAAACAACGTGCAAAAGGTACTTACATTCCATGAACATTTTATTAATAGACGCTGGTGGTGTATGCCTAGATTTTGCTCTCCGTTGTATGGCCTATGGTCATACAGTCAAGGCTTACATTCGTAACAACAAAGACGGTTCCCGCTCTATGGTTGGTGACGGTGGGTTGCTTACTCGTGTACCAGAGTGGGAACCTCACATGAACTGGGCTGACTTAATCTTTTGTACTGACAACACTTTCTACATCCACCAACTAGAACGTTATCGGGATAAGGGCTACCCAATTATTGGGCCTAGCATTGATACCAATCGTTGGGAACAAGACCGTCAACACGGTGCTGAAGTGTTTGAACGTGCTGGTATTCCAGTCATTCCTTCTACCGAGTTCAAGAGCTATGATGAGGCTATTGCTTTTGTTATTAAGAACAACAAGCGGTATGTGTCTAAGCCACTAGGTGATGGTGATAAGGCTCTTAGTTATGTAGCTAAGTCTCCTGCTGATATGGTGTTCATGCTACAGAAATGGAAGAAAAGTAATGCGTACAAAGGCTCTTTTATTCTCCAAGAATTTCATGGTGGCATTGAAATTGCAGTCGGTGGTTGGTTTGGTTCTGCTGGTTTCTCTAAGCAGCTATGTATTAATCATGAGTTCAAAAAGCTGTTAGCTGGAGACCTTGGGGTCTCTACTGGAGAGGAAGGAACCATCCTTTACTACGTACAGGACTCCTTGCTTGCAGACAAGGTTCTAAAGCCCTTAGAGGGCTATCTGAAGGGTCTACGGTACACAGGCTACATTGATGTTAACTGCATCATTGATGACAAGGGATGCCCGTGGCCCCTGGAGTTTACTATGCGTCCAGGTTGGCCTTTGTTTATGATCCAACAAGCCTTGCACAAAGGTGATCCAGCTCAATGGATGCTTGACTTGCTTGATGGCAAAGATACCTTAAAGGTAAGTGGTGACATTGCTTGTGGTGTAGTTGTGTCTATGCCGCCGTACCCCTTTGATAAGGGTACTACCAAGAAGGAATCTGCTGGCTACCCTATGTTCGATCTGACTATGGATGATGTTATTAAAAACGTTCATCTGGCTGAGGTAATGTGTGGCAAGGCTCCTGCTATGGTTAATGGCAAAGTTAAGCTCAACGAAGAACAATTTGTTACTGCTGGTAACT